CTGGATGATCGGAACTTTGATTTTGAGGTTCTTGATTCTTTGTCGGATAGACTGTGGATGGATACCGTCTTTCAGGTCTTTCAGGATTTCTCCTAACTGTGCGGCGGCTTTCTTCTTTTCAAACTCGGTGGCGTTTAATGGAACCTCGATAGACTCACCATCCCACCGGAACTTTGACCAGAACCGCCTGGGCTTTCCTTGCTTGCCACTTTTACTAGGTCTTAATCTCATCATTTTCAATATCTCCATTGATTTGTACTTGGAGAAATATAGCATGAGATTAGTATTATTTGCTTGAAGCATTATTTAATTCACCGGGATACAAAAACATTTCTGAGGCACATTATTCCACTCAGGATGGGTGATCACCTTTATGTCATAACCCTTCCATGGCCTTTCAATCTTGCCCCCTCCAGCAAAGCCACGGTATAAAACTATTTTCTCGAACCCATCGGGATTGTTAAAAAACACCTTGATCCAATATTTAGAATAAATGCGATATTCTGTTTTCTTTTTGCCTGATTCAATCTGATCAAACCATTTAAACTTCAGATGAAGGTGTAGATTTTTCATTATTTATTGGATTCCGTTCTTTATTAATGTAAAGCGGTCGGCCCCTGAATGACTGGAGGTAAAAGTTGGTCGGAGATAAGTCACCACTCCAAACATCCAGGAACCACCGCATTTTCTATAAAGCCTTTCTTCTAGTCTTAAAAGTTTCTTCAATCCGGACACCAGGTATGGTGAGGTTACCTTTCTCAGTCCGAACCTTTTTCAATATCGAAACCTCGTCCACCAGAATTGTTTTGTAATGATCAGGCACCAGACTTTTGTCAATAATCTGTATCTTCCAATCCAGTGTCCGACTATTTTTAGAATGCAGTTGTGGGGTTTCAGGCTTAGGAGCTTCTACCGGATCATCAGCACTTTCCAAGACAAGATCAATAACCTCAGAAACGGCACCTTCCTTTTTCATCTGTTCTGCCTGGATCACGGCAGCTTCCCGTTGCTCTTTTTGGGCTTTCTCCTGTAGCACCTTGGCTTCCTCCGCAATCTTCCGATCGTGAGCCATTTTATAATTGCCCAGTTTCGTGTCGATTATCTTGGAAGCCTGCTCAATAGGATCTATCAAATCCTTCCTGGCCTTTGTTGATGCCTTATGAGCTAGATTGGTAGCTTTACAAACTGGATCATGGATTTCTTTGATCCGTTTGACCAATGCAGCACATTCAGATACCGCCAGATCGCCGTCCTTGTAAGCATCGGGGTTGACGCACTGGAAGGCATTGGCTTTGACCAGCATGGCTACTGAACGAGTGTCCAGCTTTTCATCGGGCGGCTTGCTGTAATCGGGAAATCGCATAACAATTCCCTTCTCCCAGTCTTCTTGACTTTCATCTTTTACCGCCTCTTCTTCTGAAACAGGCTTAAATCCAAAAGTTTCCACTACATACCTCCTTTCTACGGGTTATTAAAACGGGATATCATCATTTTCTGGTGGTTGTGCATCCTGCGGCATTTCTACAGCGGCGTCAGGGTCTGGTTGAAAACCATACGTTGATATCTGCGCCTCATAAGGAATATACTTAATAACCTGGACACCCTTTAATTTGAGACTCATTCCGATTCCCCCCTGCACAGGAACATTCCAGGGATAGAATTGATAAGCCACTTTTACAATGCTACCGTTTCCGATGGGGAGGCTTTTGGGCCATAGCGCAGGCTGTGTAGGGTTTTCAGGATCAGGCATAACCCCGAACACATTAACGAAAAATTCTGATTGATCAGGAGTCCCAAACTTTGCATACCGATTTTGGGAAAAACTGAATGTAAACCTTTCTTTCTCTTCCTTGAAACCCCGCGAATTAGACCACCCGGAAACAGAAGCGTTTCTTCCCACTTCTTCATCTCGAAAGGCTATCATTTTGTTGCGAATTTCTTCCATCAAGGGCTTGGCATCGTCCCCATCCATTTCCAGGTCAATGCCATACGCTCCATTCTTGTGGTATTTATCCGTGAAGGGCGTCAAAACCTTTGCCCACCTGCATGGAAAAGCATTTGTCATAAAAGTTTCGTATTGAGGTTTCTGTTCCACACCTTCGTCTATGTCTGGTAAATCTATTGAGTTGTCCACAGTTATCTCCCTTTAAATTATTAAAACCATTTATGTTTTTTGGCTGCGTAGCCCACCCATATAATGCAGGCTCCTCCTACCGTCCCTATGATTAATGTTTCAATCATTGCCCTACCAAGTAACCGGGATTGCCTTCTGCCGGCAGCATTTCATTTTCCTGTAAACCTGCTGCGGTCCTTTCGTTCTCAAGCTCAGCCTCAATCCATAAGACGGCTTCATCTGCCGAATTAACCAGAGCCTTAAAACATTCAGTATCCCAAAAAGGATCAGCAATATTTATAGCCTCTTTCGGATCGGATTTTTGCAGCTTCCCCATAAGGGTTGCTATGTCCTGATTGACTTCTCTTAATGCCTGGATTCTATTCATTGGTAGCCTCCAATAAGTATTGACAAATCTCTCTTTATGTGAGAGAACAAAAAAAGGCCAACCAGCAGCACTTTTGCAGAGAGAGCCGGTTGACCTTTTCATGAAGCTTTGCAATTTGGTTTCCCAAACCCCAAAAGCTTTTTTTATTTAATTTAAACAAGTGCATAATCTCTCTCTGCATTACAATTCGCTGTTAATATATGGCAAAATCACATAAAAATCAAGTGTTTTTGTAATATTTATAGCTGAAAGGGGTTAAGCCTTGAATTTACAACAGGTTGGGGGAAGAATTAAAAAGTTGAGAGAGGAATTAGGGTTAAAGCAGGGTGAATTTGCTAAAAATCTGGATGTTCATCAAACCCAGATTAGTGAAGTTGAGGCGGGAAATAGAAAACCTTCTTTCGAAACTCTTATTTTCTTGAGTGATAACTGTAATGTGTCGATAGATAAAATTTTACGAGGAGAGGAATTTATTCATTCAGGAATAGCCTTAAATCAGAATATTGGTATGCACACCACAGCGGCAAAAGAGGCCATACAAAGCCTTAATCAATGCGCTAAATCCATAAAAAAGCTGGATATGACTGCGGTTCTTGGCATTCAGTATTATGAAAACGAATTGAAAAAGGTTCGTATAGATCCTCAAATTGAAAGAAATATAAAGGCAGTCAGAATGGAAGGATCGGTGGCTAATTAATGGATGATGCTATTCTGGAATTACTCAAAACACAGCATAAAGAGACTATGGAAGTGGCAAATCAACATACACGCCTCCTGGAACTTTGGACTGCCGAGGATAGGGTGAATAATGTTCGTTTGTCGATGATAGAGGAAGTGCTAAAAAAGATGCTGACCACCGGAACCGGTCTATCTGAAACCTGCCAGGAATTATTGGATGAACTGAAAAGGTGAATAGAATAAACCCGGACGAATTTTTAAAAGAAATCGACAAATCATTAGATTTAATTAAGCAGGATATCTCCGAACCTGGCACCATATCTAATATAATTGATCGGAGCAATCGATCCATGCTCCTTATATTAAAGTCGATTATAAAAAACTCCAAAGAGCTTGTTATAAGCCGTGAAATAGAGGCATTAAAAAGACAGGTTTTGGAATCCCAATTTGAGATTGCCAGACTGAAAAAAAGAGTAGACCTAAAATGAACACAGAAGAGTTTTATCGCGCCAAAGCTATAAAACAATTGGTACAAAAAAAGGAAATGCGATTCAGGAAAAATATGAATCTTTATTTTATTTATATTCCTATTGTGTGTAGTGCTTTGATTTTATATTTAATTCTTAAATAAAGGGGATTGGGAATGGCTAAAAAAAAGAAAGCATCAAAACGAAAGTATACAGAAGAGAAATTATCTAAAGCTAAACAAAGTAAAAAATTGATGCTGCTCGGAGAGTGTCCCGATTATTCGCGCTTCAAGGTAACGAAAAATCAGCCGAAACCAGAAAGCAGACATTCCACCATCAAACGTTGGGATCATTTAATAGCTCGGCTCGATGCTGGTGATGAAATTCCAATGGAGAAGACTGACGCGGGGTCATTTGCAAATCGAGCCAGGAACCTTGGCTATGTAGTGGTTATGCGAAGACGCGGGGAAGATAAATATTTGATTTGGTTCGGTGGCTTGAAAAAATGATGGGCGCAATTGTTAATAATCTTAAAACAGGGAGTACATTGTGAAAACACTAATCATGGCTTTAATTATTTTCATCTGTTCTGCTACATTGAGTTTTGCAGATTCGGGAGCCAAACTATATTTAAAGGATGGCGACACTATTAAGGGGCAAACAATTGACGCCACAGGATTTAAGCATGGTATAGAAATGAATGTACCGGGAACCGCCTATTTGATAAATGTTACTGTAAAGAATGCAGGCACCCCAGGTTTTTTAACGGCGGATGGCAGGCATGGGGATGGTCGCGGAGTTGTTGCCACAGGTAAAGGCGTTCATATAATCGTACTAAATTCTCATTCAAAGGATAATTCAGAAGATGGTTTTCGTGTAAATCACGGCGCTAAACTAACGATAATTAATTCGAAGGCTTCGGGCAATAAGAAAATTGGGTATTTTGCTGGCACTAATGGCACTATGATAGTCAATGGAAGCGAAGCTTACGACAACCTGTACGGGCTCTTGGGTGCCAATCGTTTTATAAGAATGGATGTTAATGGAGGTAAATTCTATTCAAATAGGAATGAAGGTATCCAAGTCATTAATGGTCAAACCGTAAATATTACTACTTCAAGCATTATGAATAATAATACTGACAAGAAAACAAACGAAGATTATGGCGGGGTGTCTATTTTTGGGGTTAAAAGCGTTATTATTCAAAATTCAACGATCACCGGTAATTATTCTGTTGGCATTTATTCCGTTTCGGATTCTACAGAGAAGGATTCTCCTGTGCGTTTGCATGTAGGTGATACCATAATTTCCGGTAATGGCAAGGTAGGGATAGAAAGCAAAGGGGATAGCGTTGTAACAGTAATCGACAGCTACCTAGAAGGAAAATGCCTGGAATCGGCTGACCCCGGAACAAGTGGAAAAGTTGGTATTATTACCGTAGATGGGAAAGCCATTGTTTCTGGCGATTGCCCTGCTAATTAACGATGAAAAAATATTTCATTTTACTTTTATTGAGTCTGTTTCTTTTACAAGGATGTGATTGGCTCAAGGGTAAAAGAGGATCAGAAGGGGAAACAGGTATAGCAGGGATCACTGGTCCTTCGGGAATGCCTGGAAAAACTGGCATACTAAATTCCAATCCCACGCTAAAGGATTTGGTTGGTTATCAATATTTAGTTGATTCAGTAATCTTTCAAACCTATGTTGATAAATTAGACAATCAAACATGGACAGGAACGATACATTCGTTTAGCCCTCCCGCATTAAATTCTATTGGTCCATATTTTCAGATGAATATTAATGATAGTGGTGGTTTGGCTGGATATGTAAACCATTCCGGAAAAACCATAGAAAAAAAGAATGATCCCAGTGATTGGAGGACGCATTATATTGCGGAAATCAATTCAACCGTATATAAGTTTCAGGATGTAATTACTATCGTTGTCAAAATCACAAAAGTAAGTTCTAACGATAGTATTTCTGCAAATTTGGTATCAATAAGTAAATAATCCAAAAAGGAGTTTAAAAGGTAGGCCGTATGGAAGTAAATAATAATAATCTTATAGAGGAAAAATTATGAAAGTATTTTTAATGTTGTTAGTGCTGACAGTTTCTATCGTTGCTTGTGAGGGAAAAGACGGGATAACAGGACCGTCTGGCATGAGTGAATTGCTGGACCCTAAAACTAAATTATCCCCGGAACAAGAAGCTCAAAAGGTGCTTTTCGTGAAGGATTTGAAAGGCGATAAAGGTGCAGATAGCACCGTTGCCGGGCCAACAGGGGTATCAGGTCCAACTGGTGGCAAAGGCGACAAAGGTGATGCCGGCGACGATGCAACTCTTAGTAAGGTTGCTTCCAATTGTACGGTCAGTAGCAGTACAATTACCTGTACCGATTAGAACCTAAAGAACTTGTCGGGGCTCATTGCACTAACTACCGGCGCCCTTCCCCGGCCTTGTGGCCGGGGCAAGTTCTACTCCTAATATAAAATGATAAAAAATAGAACGATTTTCACAGGCGATAACCTCGATATTTTACGAGGCATGGATAGCGAATCCATTGACCTGATTTATCTTGACCCTCCTTTCAATTCCAATAAACATTATTCTGCACCCATAGGAAGTGAAGCAGCGGGTGCTGAGTTTAAGGATGCGTGGACTTTTGAGGATACTGACGCGGCTTGGTGGGGGGAACTGGCAGACAAGCATGAATCATTGTATCGGGTTATTGATGCGGCGGGAGCAATAGGGGGTAAGGGGGATAAATCTTATTTGATATACATGGCAATGAGAATATTGGAATTGCATAGAATATTAAAATCCACAGGATCAATATATTTTCATTGTGACCCTACTATGAGCCATCCCCTCAAAATGGCGTTAGATGCAATATTCGGGAAAAAGAATTTTAGGAATGAAATTGTTTGGTGTTATAAAAAATGGGCTTCTGCGACAAGATTTTTTTGCAGAAATCATGACAATATTTTTTTCTATTCAAAAACTAATGTTTATACATTTAATATTTTACTTCAAGAAAGAGCGCAATCAACTAAGAAAAGATTTGGTAATAAAACGATAATGTCTACTTTTGATAAAAATAAAAGAAATCCAACATACACGTTAGAGAAAGAATCAAAGGGTGTGAAAATGTATGACTATTGGACATTGCCAATAATAGCCCCATCCGCTAAAGAACGCACTGGATACCCTACACAAAAGCCCTTAGCCTTACTGGATAGAATTATTAAAGCCTCATGTCCGCCCGATGGCATCGTGCTAGATCCTTTTTGTGGTTGCGCGACGACCTGCATTGCCTCAGAAGATTTATCGCGTAAGTGGATAGGTATTGATATAAGTGAAAAGGCTGTTGAGCTTGTGAAACTCCGAGCGCAAGGAAGATTCAGTTTATTTCCTGTCATTCACCGAAAAGATATTCCAACTAGAAATGCACCACCACGTTCAAAAAATGTCAAACATACCCTTTTTGGAAATCAGGAAGGATTATGCAAAGGATGTAAGGTGCAGTTTCCATATTCAAACTTTACGATTGACCATATTATCCCGACCTCTAAAGGAGGGGCAGACAGCAACGGGAACCTTCAATTGCTTTGTAATTATTGCAATAGCGTGAAGGGCAACAGACCAATGGAATATTTACTGGCAGAAATAAAGAAACGATCTATTTCTTCAACTCCTTAATCAACTCAACCAGCATGCTTGTGTTGCTCCGATACTCAGCCAAAAACATATTGAACGTATCTTTTTGCATGCTTTTGCCGGACTCCGAATATGTGTAAGCATACGAACCTAATATCAATGTAAAAAAAACACTTAAAAGAGTTATTAGGAAAGGACTACTTTTAATTTTATCCATGATTCCTTCCCCCACCCTTTTCCCTATCGCTTTGGCTTCCATGACTCACATCCAAAATAAAAGGTGTTCCGTTAATAATCACATCTTTAACTTTTCCGTCAATCACCTTAAGCACAACGCTGACCGGCCCATTAGAATGGCGTACACCCTTAATGGTTCCTCGAACCGCAGGCCATGTGGTTTTATAAGTAAGTTTACTCGCGCCTTCTTTTTCCTTCGGTTCAATTTTATCCATCAGACTTCCTCAGTGGTTCGGGTTATTAAAGCCCTGGACCCTGACCTGTGGGCAGTCGGTTATCCGATGGGCGTGTGTTCGCACGTTCGTATCCGGGCATCCCCGCCCGGTGCTGCCTTAATTTATTTCATGGTATAATTCTCCTATGAACACTTTAACGACTGTCTCACTCACTTTCATTACTATACTTTTGTTTATATATACCATTATTTCAATTGCCAAATTGTTTTCTTAACCAAATTCTAAGAAGAAAGCGACTCCGGTTTTACCAGGGCCGCCGCCAAAATTTCCACCTGTGGGACCTCCAGCCCCTCCTGTACCAAACGCCAAACCCGCTCCTCCCGTTGCTGCTCTTATCCGGGAACCGCCCCCTCCCCAATAAGAACCCCCACCTTCACCACCTAGTTGGGTTGTGGAATCATCAACAGCATTCCCGCTAGCCCCTGCAATAATTAAATCCCCTGTTCCAGTAGAGCCACCATCTCCCCCTGTCTGATTGCTAGGAGCCCCAAAACCTTTTTGAGCCACAACTACCGTTACCCCTACAGTGGAATCAGCCCCATCTCCTCCTGCTCCATCTCCTCCTGCTCCCCCTCCCCCTGCCGCGCCTATTACCACAGCATAAGATGGAGCCGCCACCGGAATAAATTTGATAACTGTAGCCCCTGCACCACCACCACCACCCGCATCACTAGTGCTAGATCCTGACCCTCCTCCACCGGAACCTGTCAAAATGACTAGCACACTCTTAACATTGGCTGGCCTTGTCCATGTACCATTCCCTAAAATACTCTGAATGCTCAACGGTCCTAAAGAAGAAACAAGAGAATCAACTAATCGTGTGGGTAACGCTCCAAATTTAACCACATTTCCATCCGTAGCACTTGCAGGAGAAACTGCGGTCCCGCCCCCACTCACCAATTCAAATTCGGGTCCTATGGAATTAAACATAACAATCGCAGTTTTATTTGCTACGAGTTGGTCTGCTACTAAATTAACGCCACCTTGTTTTATAGTTGTGGTAGGTAAAGTACCAATTGTAAGAGTGGTATTCCCCGTATTATTTGAAGCGGGTTTAAAGGGATATTGCTGTCCATCAACCAATCCAGTTATAGAGGGTCCACCGTCAGCCGTTATTGCATTCGCAGTTCCCCCCACATTCGTTAAAAGACTGATTCCCCTTCCATCATTAACCCAGGCAAAATGTAAATTGCCAACAGTCCCATTAAAGGTTAAATTGATAGTTTGATTTTGTTGGATAAACGCTGGACCCATTTCCTCATTAAAATTGAATTTGATTGGGGCAACTGGTGTCCCATCAATCTTTAGAGTCATTTTGTCAGTATTGATAGCCGCTGCCGGGAAAGTAAATTGCTGTCCATCAACCAAAGCAGTGATGGGTGGATCGGCTTGGGCCGTTATATCATTCGCTCCCGCAATATTTGTCAAAATGGTAATTCCCACGGCTGGCGTTGAACCGGCATTCAGATCAATTAATTTCTGGGATCCTGCGCTGTTTGTAACCTTAAAAGAATATCTGGCTGGTATAAAAATCTTTTGAGTCGTGCGACCAGAAGCGTCCGTTTTTATTGGTTGAGCAATAGGAATAGTTAATGCGCTATCCACGAAAACGATTATAGGAACTGCTTGCGGATCGGAACCTTGAGCCCCAAAGAAAACGTTTCCATTTACAATAGGTGCGCTCGTATCTGGATCTATAAATTGTTGATTCTCGTCTATAAATGCTGGCATAATTATTTACCTTCCTTTTCTGTACTTATAGCCCCAATGCCCAACGCAATTGCTAAAGTGGGGAAATCATCTTTGATAAATTTAACCGATTTTCTAAATGTGGGTTTGGCTTTGATAGCCCTTCGAACTTTCCTGAAATCAGACCCCGCATTTAATATGAAATTTATTGACTGAGTTACAGCGCCGACTATCGGGAGATTCCCAACCCTTTTAATTGCATCGAGAATAACAGGGGCCGAACCTCTTGGAACGGTGGCCGCCGCCGGTGTAATTTCTTCTGCCGTTTTTTTCAATCCCTGCAATTTCTTCAATGCACCTTTATTATTGGCAAATAACACATCCAATCTATCTACTCCAAAATCATTCAACGATTTTACAAATTGGTTGGGGGTAATGGTCTGGATGCCTCCTGTTTTCACAGTGGCCGCTTTCAAAGCATTATCCAAGGCTTTCAATACTACCGATGCCTGGAGGGCTCGAATACCATTTTTTCCACTTTTTCCTGCCTTGTTCAAAGAGTCCACTGTTCTTTCAAGGTTTTCTATTGGAATATTCTTTCCGATTACCTTTTCAATTGCCTTGGATGCCTCAATGGTCGGCGTCACACCATCAGCTTTGATTCCTGTGAGTTTTCCAGTAATGGATTGAGGGGAAAATTCGGTTTTAGTAACCCGGACAATTTCTCTTGCTTCTTTTAAAGGGGCTAGAACGCTCTCATCAGTGATTCCAGCGGCTCTAATGGATTCGTCAAGGATAGTAGCCTCATTATCCAAAGCCCTCTTAATCGGGCCTGTAATGACTTTGATAGCATTCGATTGATCGGCTCTTTCAATTTGATTAATGGCCTGCCTGAAATCGTCAAAGTTCCCAATATCCAAAGGCGTAATATTTTCCCCTCTTTTAATGAAAGCATCGACTTTGACCGTATCTTTATCAATCCCAAATTCTACCAGTAAATCCTCAAGGGCTTTCCCCGGTCCAGAGACTAAACGATTAATTCTTCTTACCGTTTGAGGATCCGGAATAGCTTCCTCAATGGAATTGGTGATAACCGGGATGGCGGCAACATCCGGGGAAGTTTCAGCAAATTCCTTGTAAAGAGCGTTTTTTTCCTGTTTCAATAAATCAAGCCGGCCTTCCAGGGCTCCCTTTAAAACTTCCCCGGCATCTTCTGTGCCACCCAGAGAATCGACTAATTCATCCACATTCTTGATAAATGCCTGACTTTGAGCCAACTTTAATTGTCTGAGGGGTTCGCTGGTTTCATCGGCCACCATTGAGAGCAATCTTTGTTCGGTTGCAATTTGTTTAAATTGCTGAGAAATATCGCCCTCAGTGAAAGGAATCTCTTGCGCCTGGAACCTTCCGCGTCTTGCGGCTTCCTCAATATTTAAGCCGGCTGGACCTCCCCTCAATTCGGTCTTAGCCTGGTTGGGTAAATCTTCGAAATCCACACCCGCTTTATCCAAAGCCGTCTTTAATTCCGGAACCGGTTTCCCTGCGGGATCGATTAAATCAGCTTTTCCCAGGCGCAGTTTCTTTAAACTGACAAGACCCAACCCTTCCAAAATGGCAGTAGGGATTGATGCCCCAAAAGCACCCCCGACCGGACCCGCTATATCAAAGCCAATATCACCAAGGAATTTTTCAGATTTGAGCAAACCACTGATAAATGCCTTCACCGGTGGAAACTCAGCCACGGCCTGTAACCCTATTTTGCCCTGTTCTGTTCTGGGCTGAAAGGTTATGGCTTCCCGGGTTTGTTCCACGGCTTGCGCAGGCGTTTGGGCCTCGGTAAACGGGGTGATAGGTTGAACAATTCCAGCCAAACCCGCAACAGGCTCTGCCAATGCTCCGGTGATAAAAGTGGCGGCGGGTTCCAGGAAACGACTCACCAGGCCCCCTTCTTCCGGCGTTCCCGGCGCTCCCGGTGCCAGGATGTCGGGTTCTCCCGGTAAAGTAACAATCCCCCGGCTCACAAGTTCATCAAATTTAATCCTTCTTTCAGGGGAAAGTTGATCTTGTATTCCGCGATTTGCTATTTCCTGAATTTGTTCTAAGGTAGCCATCAGAAACCTTTCAATAAATCTGCATCAGATAATTTTTTTACATCTTCCACGGGGGAGCCCAAAGCCTCTTTTGTGGTCGGCGCTACATCCTGCAAAGTGAATTCCATCAAATCTTGAATATCCTGAGCCGACCTGAAATCTTTCGTATCAACTGCAGCGGAAATCCCTCTTTTAGCGGCCCTTTGGATTAATTGTTTCAACTGGTTTAAGAGTCTGATATTCCCTTTTGTGGATTTCCCAAAACCCGCCTCAATCCTTGCAAGGGTGGCCCCCTCCCTTTCGGTAAATTGGGCACCGAATATCGGTCTTAACTGGGCAAGCATTTGTTTTCCGAAATTGGCAGTCAGTTCCGCTTCGTTTGCGCTCTCCGTTCCCAACACTTGTTTTATTCTCACCCTAATAGCATCAAAGCCGCCCGTTTCCAGATCATCCAGAAGTTTAATTGACCGATTAATGACACCCATCCCTTTTGCGGCTGATATGGCATCGTCGATGTCTGTAGCAAGTCGAGTTACTTGGGTTTTAGTTAAGGCTTTTTCTCCAGCTTCACGGATCCTTCGAGCCGTTAATGCTTCCCCCGTTTCTCCTAGTCTGGAAACAGGCCGCCCCGGAATAGGAGATAATTTATTAACAACTTCTCCTGTGCGCGTATCTATAACCGGAATAGCTTGGGCAAAGGTACCATCCTCCAACTCAACCACAACACCAGGACTTTTGGCGAAAGTTGCCTTTATACCTTCTGTTCCCGTTGCCAACGGACTCTTTTTTAATTCTCCGGTAACAGTGTTTCGCTGTGCCACGACTTGGCCCTGTTCATTCAAAACATTTTCAAACTTGGCTGTTTTAGCCTGGGTTGCTTGAAGTTTTTCAGCCGCAATTCTTTCTTTGCTTTCTCTGTCTAATATTTTCTGTTCCCGGTCCAGTTCTTTCTGTTCCCGGTCCAGTTCTTTCTGTTCATTGTCGGCCAATGTTTTAACATCGGTAGCAATCGTTTTTCTTTGTTCAAGCCCTACCACTCGGCGTTCCATAGGAAGATTGAGAATTTTTTGCAATGCCGGTGATGCAATGCCACGACTCGCCCTTTCTCTTATGGTTTGGATTATCTGGCGCTCCTGTGCAGCGGGGTCCTTAATCCTCAGAAGATTTGTCGTCTCCTTAAAAATTTCATCCATCTTTAGTTTTGCAGCCGATAAATCCTGTGCATTTCTGTTCGCTATCAAGCCCAAAGCAAACTTGGCACTTACCCCGGTTGGATCAAGAGTCTGTAATCGAGCCAGGGAACGTGTCACCTGTTCTCGGGATTGTGTTGATCGAGGAGCGGGAAGCAAGTCAGGAGGCGGTGTGCCGAAACGCAAAGACTCAGCACCAGTTTGACCGGTGGCTCTCCCTGAAATACCAAGAGGATCCACAGACCTGGGATCAAATTGATCGGTCAATATTTGTTGTAAATCCTCTTGAGGCGCAGGAACTATCTGATCGCCACCGAATATATTTTCCAGACTTCCCGCTTCTATTAAACCACCAAATCCTGTGGGTTCCAATCCTTGGCTTTTCAGCAAAGCATTTTCGGATTGAACTTGTTGTAAAGCATGAAGTATTGAATCAGCCATAACCCTATCCTTTATTTAAAATGCTTCCAAACCACCACCAACACCAGCCCTAACAATTCCACCGGCCCCCGGAGCAAAAATATCAGCACCAAAGCCAGCGATGTCTGCAATAAATTTATTCCTGGCGGCTGTTTTCCTTTGTTTTTCACCGAGAGCAGCTAATCTCCCTCTTGATTGTATTCCTCCAATCTCCTCTTCCGCACCAGCCAATCTAACCCCTAGGCGCTCCTCCAACCCGGCCTCTAATTCAGTCAAACCAGTTTCAAGTCCTGCTTGCCCAAGAGTTAATTGAGCGCCTTGAGCGCCCCTTCTTTCTACACCTGTAAAACCAGTTCTGGAAAGGTCCCTGGCTCTTCCAAAGAGTTGATTTTCTATTTGAAAGGCAAGATCGGGGCTGATATTAGCAATCTCCTCAAGGCCAAGACCAGAACGACTCAAGCCCCCTGCTGCCAATTGACCCCGAACATCTTCTGTTCTTTGTTGGCGCAACCCTTGAAAAGTTTCTGTTCCTAGAATCTCGGCTATTCTTTGATCTAAACCGGCAACGGTTGTCCCCCGTTGAACGTCTTGCAAAGCGCCTGTTCCAGCTTCAATAAATGGAGCAAAACCGGCTTCGGTCAATCCTCTTTGACGACCAATATCAGCCCTGAGTTGGGGTCTTTGCTCCTGGATAATCCCACGGCTAATTCCACCGGTCCTTCTTAATTCTTCCTGGCCTCTTTCAAATCCCCGGACGGCCTCTTCAATCGCTTTTCCTCTTTCACCTGCAGCCATGACATTTACCTCTATGTTGAGATGTTTGCGTTATCTGAAAATCTTTTCCAATTCGTTCCATTTGAATAAGCTGGCACCCTTCCTGCGCTTTCATCCGTCACCATCACCATTACATCCTGATTGGCAGAAGCCGGAACCACAGGCGTTAATGCGGGTGAAACGGTGACTGTTAAATCCTGCACAGAAAAAGCTGGTAAAGTAGGAAAGTTTAATGCTTGCTCAACATCATCCAGGAATGTTTGATATTGCTCCCGAATGATCAACCTTCCCCCCTCTTCACTTGCTATTTCCGAACCACTATTGGGTTTGCTTGCCAATGGACTTGTCATGCTATTGCCGCCTCCACATAAGCCACGGAAAAATTAACATCCTGCGTGGTACGAAATTCCACAGCCATGAAAGATTGAAACCTTCCAATTCTTCTCCATATCAAACGACTTTGATAGTCTCCCAATAATCCTAATTCCCGGTAAACTTCGGGACCGAAAAGCACACCATCCCGGCTTGTTAAAAGAGCCACGCTTCTAGGTTTAATTTCAGTTTTGGTACCTGTAGAAATGCGCACTGACCCAACATTGGGCTCATTCGTATTAAATTTGATGGCAAGTATACTGAAATTTGAAGTTCCATTGGTAGCGGAAATATTACCTGTCGCATTATATAAAGGATTTAAAACATAACCTGAGATTGTCACGCTTTGCCCGATGCTTAATGGGACGGTAGGTACCGGTGTAAAATTAAATTGAGCAACGCCCCATGAAATATTATATTCAAAAACTTTATCTTCTATGGTTCCCACCAGAAATATTTTAGTTTGATCGTTATTGAATGCAAAGCCACGCGGTTCAGTCTCTTGACTTCCTACCGAGAATGAATTTCCAGTGAAAGCCACGTTAGAACCTAGATCAAAGGCCACGCTCATAGAATATTCAAATATCGTATTGTTTTGGTCCCCAAGAATGTAAAAAAGCGTTCCACTATTATTAAAATTTATATCTTCTGGTGAGACATCTTCTGTAATAACGGAAAAGGAATTACCGGTGAAAGAGACAGTCGTTATATCAAAGGCCGTGCTCAGTGCGTATTCAAAGACCGCACAGTTTTCTGTCCCCACCATAAACATTTTAGTTCCATCGTTATTGAAGGTTGCCGCCTCTGGAGCAGGGTCCTGACCAACAAAAGAAAATGAATTACCAGTGAAAGATGCAGTCGTTATATCAAAGGCCGCGCTCATAGAATATTCATAAATACGAGGATCAGAATTATCATTATCAACTACAAATAATTTACTACCATTATTATTGAAGTCTACACTAGAGGGGCGAGCAGTCTCGGGGTCCACATCAAAGGAATTCCCGCTAAAAGCAACTGTGGAGCTTAAATCAAAGGGAACACTCACCGTATATTCAAAAATCTTTTTATTCGCTTCATCAATCGTAAAGAACTTGGTTCCGTCATTGTTAAATACTATCTCTTCCGGTTTATCGCCTTGTGTGCTTACAGAAAAATCATTCCCGGAAAATGAGCCACCCATAGAAGCGGTGGTGACAGAATTGATATTAGCATCAGCAAACGCTGCGGATTCTACCGTTTTATCAGGAGTAAACCCCTGGGAAATACCAAGTTCAATACGACTACATCCAAACCAGTTTCCATCCTCTTGAATGAAAATCATTTTAATGGAACGGGTGACTCTTTCCCCATAATCAGTATTAAGGTTTTCATCGAACACGCCGAGTTTATCTTCAAAAGCAGTAAAATATTTTCCATTTAACTGAGCAATGAATCCACCACCCCACGGTCTGGATTCTCCCTCGAACACAGTTTCCAACTCGAACCATTCACCCTTATAAAAACCAAATGAACTTCTTCTTAGTTGGAAGGTTGCGATAAAATGTCCCTGAACTTTAATGGTGCCCGGTATCGCTTCTGCGAGTTCAGCCTGGGTATGTTCTGAAAGAATTTTATCTATTCTTTCGTTGGAAATCTTTGGGGCTCGGCCTTGTCCAATTGCATAGATTCCAAAACCCTGATCCTTTTCTTTTCCAATAAATAAAAAGGTTTCTCCATATTCTACCAAGCCACCGATAAACCCATTGTTAATCCTTCCTCCGGTAACACTTCTAAATGGGAGAGTCGGGGAAGTCACCACCCGGAAGGGTTCAATAGAATCTGTTCCCATAATATAAAGAGTATTAGAAAGATTGAATACAGCATTGTTCCTATCCGGTAACTGTTCGGCATCAAAGAAACTTGTAACCTGAATGGTTCCAGGAGCGCCAGGATCACCAAAGAAAGCAGGGCTTCCATCAAAAGGAATATAGACAGTGATGCCGTTAATATTCGCCACACTTACCGATGATTTGAATTGAGCATCGGTTATTTCGGTTAAGGTGTCAGTCACGCTCAAAGTAAAGCCTTTGCCCGTTGCACCCTTCACCACAATTACAGCAAAATTAAATCCAATAGAAGTTGCAATCGGTTCATTGCCGGCCACAGTGCCAATTGAAGTGAGATTTCCAGTTGTTTCATCAACGCGGAACAGCGTTTCACCTTTGACAACAAAGTTCCGATCCAGCCAATTGAAATGCCCTCTGGCTACACCACTTGTGGTATTGAGCAATTGAATCCCAGGACGTTGCAAAACTACAGGGGGATCCTCCGCATTATTAAAACAATTTAAAAAACCGGTCTGCGTTTTAGGCAGGGAAGGGTTTCCCGTTAATCCTCTTGGCAAATCAAATCGCATAATCTAATTCCCTAAAGGTCTTCCCGGGCCAAAGAAATTTCGGCGCCGCATAAAGTTATTGGTATTGCCCTGCCCCGTTACGAGAGTTGAAGAGGGTATGATTTGAGGAACAACAATTTCCCTATACCCTACGTTCGCAAGATCCTCAAAATCTCTTCTCGCATTATTTATCAGGGTTTGGGTAACAATGGCTTGACCATCTTCATAATCATCGGCCACGCGAATAGCAAGGTTTGTGACAATGGCATTTGTCGTGTCGTTGGGTTCGCCTAATTCATTACCAGCCGCGTCCAATGGAGACACGCGAAGATTAATACCCTTGCTCAACCATAAAGACAGCATCCCATTGAGAACAGGAACAGCGCCCTCAATATCTTCCGGAGAAGCCGCCGAATTCAGAGTATCTACCTGGATTTTCCTGAAAGCCCTTTTAATTATGTTGGTTCCAGTGGACATGGTTTAACCTTTTTAACTTTGCAATGTTAATGTTACAGCACCGCTTGAAGCTGACTCCATTGTTACAGCACCGCTTGAGCTTGCTTCCTCTTCCTTTGGTAGTTTCGGTTTATCAGGAGGAGCGTCACCCGCTTCCGTTGGGTTTTTATACCAGCCTTCCTTTAATGCTTCCTCCACCATATCAGGAGGGAAAAAATCGGATTCAATTATTATTTCATCAGGGGGATCTGGATCACCTTCCACTAACTCACCTTCGAGCCGTTTATAAAGAAGCGTTCCCTCCACTTTCATTGCGGCCGCAGGACTATCTGCCCATCCCAGTTCATAGAATTCTTGCGCATCGGCTGCCGAAACAACTTTAGCTTTTTCTGTTTTGTGGTAAACCCAAGTTGGATTATCCTTTGGATCAGTCATAAAACCTCCATCAAAAATGTTTGTAAAAAAGTGTCGGGGGAATTCCCTTTCCCCCAACTCTTGATAAATATTAAATCTTAGGTTGTGGTTATCCCACGTATTCCTGCAATGGACCACCCTGCGCTGGTCATTACTAGGATTACACCATCACCAATATCATCAAATGGGATTGTTGAATAGCCCACTCGATTGTCTGGAATCAAGGTCGCAGTTCCACCATCAATTACCATAGTGATGGCTTTCGTTTGACCTTCATAACCATTTGGCAATGTAAGAGCAATCACGCCAGCTGATTGAATTTCGGTTAAATAAGTATCAACAGAAATTGCACCGGCTGCGGCAATAACATCCGCGTCCCCTGCAAGATTCTTGATGGTGACAACGCCTGCGGTCGTAACAACTGTGACCCCAGTAACGAGTGAGCCATTAGTTCCCGAAAGCATAACGGTATCCCCGACATTCAATTTACTTGCAAGCGCGTTCAGATAACCGACTGCCAGCATTGCATTGATATTATCGGTTTTCGAGAAAACAGAATAAGTCTGTCCTCCCTGATCCGTATTATCGGGACCACCAACTTCTTTAAAGTCTGTTTCAATATTAAAAGCCATGATATTTCCTTTCTATAAATTAAAAATCCAAGGGGAGAGAAAAACCCTCCCCATTGGAGAGATAATAAAATTATGGTGTAGATTGATCCAGAAGAATTCCAGCCATATCTGGAATCAAAACATTCGGAGCAAACCAAGCCGTTAAACGGTATTTGGTTCCTAGGTTCGTGATCTCGGAACCCTTTGCGAACAGGATTTCAATACCAGAATCCGTGGCTCTCCGCATGGTTGCAACACCCGCACCATCCAAATCCATTGTTGCCAAGGACCCATGAATGATTTCAACAGATTGATTCATGAAGAAGATGTTGGCCCGGGCGGTAACGGTATTCAAGAATGTGATAACCGCATCATCAGCCGGTGCTGTCGTGGCGTTGGCATATTCTTTCGATGCCTGGTCCGTTGCATTCTTAGCGATAATTCCAGGGCTGATTGTCCAAACCGTAGCACTTATCCTTTCGATAATAGTAAAGGTTTGAAGTTCACCAATATCTTCTTTGTGAATTGCTGATACAGCATTAACCCCGGCAATCGTAAACCGATCTCCGAGTTTCACTGTTCCGGTGCCACCATCAACATTAAGAGTCTGAGTCCGGTTATCAACATTCCTTCCATTGGCATCTGTAGCCCGGGGAACAAGATTCTGATTTGCTCCATTCACCAGAAAGCCTGTACCAACCGCCGCAATCAAGGTCGGCATGAAATTGGCCTTGAATGAATCAAAGGTTGCAACCTGGGGAATCTTGGAACGCTCGAAAGCAGTCAAGGTCACACCCTTTTGCAAAACACTTCGATTAGCCAAGTCACCAGAAACATTATTATAATCCTGCGGATTCATAATCAAAGTTCTGGGCGCCATGATAGGGACATCACGGATGGATTGCTGAGTTTCAGCTTGCGCAACATCGGAATAATTATCTATTCTTCCCGCAGGCTGTGTACCAGTTGTTTCAACATAGAGAGTTCCCTTAAAGGCAATCTCGGTAGCAATCGATTTATCCACCAAAGCAGATAAAGCCTGAACCGCACTCTCGGCCTTCCGTTCACGCTGTAGAGGATCATTCAACTCCACAGCGTTCATGGTAAAGGGAACGTTTTTAATATCAGATGGTGCCGAATCATTGGCATTCAGCGTTGAAGGCACTGAAAGCTGAGTAGTATTGGCAAAATCTGCCTCTACCAAGCTCAAACCATCCTTGTTGATGGAAATGTATGGAACAGGTCGGGCGATAGTCAAACTGGATCGCTCAAACTGAGTACCCGGTGCCATAAATTTTGATACTTGTCTTGCTGTGATGTTATTGGGATCGAACCCCGCCAACACCTGATCGAAGAAAACAATTTCTTCTTTACTAAACGCATTGTTAGCCATGATTTTTTACCTTTATTTTTATCCCGTTCCCGCCTTTGCCGCTTCTTTCCTGCGGTTCGCCATGTGATCCAAATACTTATTCAAATCAGCTTTGGTGCCAGTTTTCTCTGCGTTTGCCAGCAAATTCGTGGCTTTCTTGTCAGTGTCATTGGCACCAGATGGAGAGCCGCCCGGTAAAGGCGTATCAGGGTTAGGTGTTATTTTAGTTTTAGGCTTGACCTTCAACTTAGATCGAAGAGCCTCTATTTCCACAATAGCCTTAATAGGATTGGTCTGGATTTGGTCAGCAATGAATTGGGCTCTATGAGGGTTTTTCCCCAGATAATACAAAATAATATGGCTCTCTTCGAAGTTGTTAATAATTTGATTCACCGTACCATTCCCAAGGATTGATATGGCTTCGTCCTCAACTTCCGCATAATCTTTTGCTCCAATATCATTAGCTCGTTGGTAATGCTTAACCTGTTTACGTTCAAGCTCCTGAGATTGGACCGTTTTCTTGCTGGTGTGTACCGTTTGCTGAGTTGCCTCATTCACCTGTCTGGTGATTTCAGTTTGAACAGCGCCGGCCATGTACTCCTGATATTTCTTTACATAATCAGGATCAGTGGCGCCCTCCGCGAAATCCTCAAGATTAGGCATAACAGGGCCAGATGGGGTTTCATGTTGATCCAATTGAATTTGAAGAAGTCGATTCCTCTCATTCGCCAGGAGCAAGTCATTGTTTGCCCGTTCTTCTCCCTGTTGTGCAGAGTCAACCTTTGCATTCAGTTTGTTAATCCGTTTGTTTATCCCACCTATCCTTTGGGGTTTTGCAGTGTCAGGTTGCGATCCTGGTGATTCCAAAACCACTTCAAACTCTTGATCCTGCGGGGAAGATTCGGTTCCCTCCGTAGTATCATCACCGTCCGATGCCTCGGGCGATTCCTCTTCCGGATTAACCTTTTCTTCCAGATCAATTGTTTCAGTTGGCTTGGTATCTTGCGCTTCCGTTGCTTCGGCCATTATTTTTACCTCTAAAATGGTTTAAGAGTATGCCTTTCGGCTTCAAGGTTTAACGCCCCAGGAGGCGGCCTGATTTTAAGTTTCAGGAAACTTTGCTATGAAATTCTTTTGATGCTGCTAATATTTCATCTTTGGTGAAGCCCTCGGCGTATGCCTTAGCTAGGCACCGCTGGATTTTTGCTTTAATCTTACTGGTGAAACACCTTCTCAAATAATCAGGGATAGGGCGTTTCGTTTCAATATCATTCATTAATCAATTCCTAGAAAGGCTCAAGACCCAACTGTTCTTTTAATTTCCGCTGTCTATCAAACAGTTTGCCGCTGACCTTGGATCGTTCTTCAAGCTGCTTGGTCACGCCCTGCAATTCTTTCAGCTTCTTCATTTGATTTGCACTGCCAGAAACCTTTTTAGCTTTCCTGGTTTGCCGTGGTGCTGATATTCCTCTTGCCATAAATCCCCCTATACTGGAACACGTTCCAATGGTTTGAATATGCTTTCCCTGATTTCTTTCAGGGTCTTGGCCTCATTTATCTTGATGTCCGATTCCGTCTTAGCCTGGTTGACTTCAATATCTGACAAGGTTTTTCTGGCTTGCGCGGCTTTAAGCTCGGCGCTTTGTATCTTCTCAGCACTCGCCGCATCCAGATTGCGTGATTCCGATAATTGCTGTTGAGTGGCTGCTTCAATTAATTTTTCCTGTGGATCCGCTTGCTCTTGTTGCTGTTGAGCCTGCTCTATGATTTGCCGATCCTCATCTGTTTCTGGATCAATAGTCCCGCTTAACAGCCTGATTTTTCGGTTCATTTTCTTGATAGAATCCAAGCCAGTTCCAGCCATGTTCTCGATGGCCACCCCTACCAATTCAGGAATAAACGGTTGAGCCCCTTGAATCGGTGCCAGGGTTTCAATCATCCTCAAGGCTGTATCCGTGGTTTCCTGTCTTTGGGTTTCGTACTGTGGCCCGATGTCAGCGTAAGCCCGGAACTGCTTGCCGGTAATATCATTGGCAAACGTTGGCTCGCCTGTTTGTTCGTTTATAGATGCCTCCATTATTTTCTGGGTGCTTTCGGAACCATCCTTGCCAATTGTCCTGATAATCCTTGGAGTCGTATAAAGTTCTGCGGCTTTCGATGCGTAGACCACACCCGACCATTCGATGGCTGCTGAAATATTCTCCATTACCGGTTGAGTCATTAAATCCTGAATCTTTCTTGCCGCGACAATAGCTTTGCCCGATGTATTGGGGTCGACTGTTTCTTGTGGAGCTCCACCGGTGAAGTCCCTGATTAGTTGAGGAACAAGCTGCAGGAGTGCGGCTGTACTTCCATCCAATTGAGCCGGCTTGACGTAGCCAAGAGGCCCGGGCATGATTACCTTTCCATCAGGGTCCCTGAGAGCCTTTGCCAACCTATAAGCCGCATTAGTATCATTTGACCAACTCGCTTGAATAGCAGGGTCTTCCACCTGTTGAGGGTCGAATATAGCCATTTCACGACTGTTCCCTGCGGCATTCTCGGATAATTGAGAGAGTTGCTGATTCAATAACCGGGAGGCATCCTTTAAATCCCGAACAAATCCTTTGTACCATTCAGAGCCATTCACATAGATACGGTGCCCATACATGGCAATGATCGGAAGAAATTCCCCTGATATTCTTCTGGGTGTTTCAAGAAAGACATCACCGGTAAACACTGACTTTTCAATGCGCCGGCGTACAATTTTACGTTCCCTTGCAAACTCAAGAAATTCAATCTTCCTTAAATCATTCTTAACTTCTTCGTGCTTTTCTTCGGAGAACGTTTCGACTTCCAGCGTCACTAAGTTGTGATAAACAAATATCGTTTCCTCTTCTTCCACCACTTCATACCTGGTGGCAACCCATACCGCATCATCCTGTCTGGTGAATAGATTTGTGTCCTCATTCCACAGTATAGGAGTGAAAGCCGATACCGGGTTTTCATCGGGAAACTCAGCCAAGAAGGATTTACGGGTAAACCGCTTTAATTTCGTCACCCTCTTGGCATCGCTCTTGTCGATCATCTGGGAGGCATCATGCCAGTAAACAGTATTGTAGGCATTGAAGAGGGAGCGCCATTCAATACGTTGCAATTCGTTTTCCTTATCGCCCGGGTCAACGAAAGATTCCCCCAATTCATAGCAGCCATACCCGCAGTTCATTACCTCAAGCACAGCATTATCAACAGATTTTTTGCCGTTTCCGCGCACTCTAAAGTCTGCCCTGTGAATTCCATTGATCAACTCAGCGTCTTTGTCCGATGTGTTTAAATCATCCCCAGGCTTATATTCCACGCCGACTCGGTTCTGATTCCACTCAGCTTGAACCCGATTGATGAAGTTGGCAATCATTGGGAACTGTAGCTTTACCCGGTCGATCAATTCATTTTCAAAGAAGCCTTCCCACATACCACCAATGACATTCAGAAACCGCATATCCTCTTCGGCTGCTTGGCTTTGAGCTAATACGTTATCAGCATCAATGGTGATCTCGAGCTTGAATCGATTCAGCTTTTCAGCTTCGGATTCAGGTTCTCTTTTCGTTGGCTTTCTTTTTTCTATGTCTGCCATGCGTTTCCTTTATCGCCCTGAATGCCCGAACCTTTTAAGGCTCGGAACAGTAACAATAACTTTCTTTTCTTCTGGCTTGGTGAGCCCCGGGAACAATTCAGTAGCACCCCAGACAAACCAATCCAGCCTGTTTGGAGACTTTGCACCCGTATATCCTGTGGTGGTGCAAGCCAAAAGTTCATCTTCTAAATCATTGAAGTGTCCCACAAATCTTATCTTGCCGGTTTCATGTAAGGCGCTAACCGGTTCAGCCCTCACCATTTTTCCCCGGGAAGCAGTAACAGATTTATAGGAGATTTCACAGCCTACCTTTGCGGCGGCTGCCTTGACAACAAACTCAACCATGGCCCCACCGAAATTGGTTTCTCCTATCACCCTGTCGCCACCATGGCGCTGGTACGCTGAAACCACGACTCCACCCCATTTAGCAGGGCCGGCATTAAGGGTTAGATCCTCAAATACATAGGCAATTCCATCCGAGCCAAGGCCCATAACGCCTATTCCAATATCATCGTTGTTTTCTTCTTCATCGTCACTGGCTCCCGATGGATCCACCGGAACAATGATTCGTAGCATGGTGACACCTTCAGGAACCTCGCTCACCCTGGATTCATTAATGATTTTCTCAGTCCAAAGGGCATTCTCGGTTTCATCAGCAAAAAGACCAAGATAGAACCGGTCACGCTTTCTCTTTGGTAATCCGTCCAAAGTTTTAAGATACGCCTCTGGAAGATTATCCCTGTTATCCACAGGGTTCATTAAAAGACTGGCGTAGTTTTCCGGGTCTTTTAGTGGCATCTTCGACTCGGGTTCTTTCTTTTCAATGAATAACTTATGGGTCCAATGGCCTTTACGCGGAGGATTCTCGTCATAATACATTTTGAGGGGCATTTCATCTATCATTCCCTCTAGCTCAAATTTACACTTCTGGGCTAACCGCGTGATGATTAAAAGGCGCGTGTTATAGGATAGCTGGGAGCATTCGTTTAGAAATACCGTAACGTATTCATTACCCAAAATCTTTTCCGTTCTATCCTTATCATCGAAACCGGTAAACCATATCTGGGAGCCGTGATCGAACTCGGCAAACCAATCAGATTTGTTGATGTCATAATCCTGGCCCAACTTCATTTCCGGGTAGCAAAGTTTCATTACCTTTGGAAAGGTATCGTGAACGATTGAAGCCTTTATATGACTGAACCGGAACCTCCCAATCAAATGTCTTGAACCACCAGCCAATAATGCCCGAATAACTATTGAGCGCACCAAAGTAAAGGTCTTGGTTGACCTGGAACCCCCAAATAGGAGATTGTGCATAGCGGGGCCAGTAATCAGCTTATTCGCCTCAATCTGCTTACTAGTGAGGGCAAACGGCGCCTCATCAATCTTTGTTTGTTCGTCCATGTCTAACATCATCCCTAGTCATAAAAATTTTTATTCCGCCAGTATTTTCCACTTCTGTTTTATCCTTCCATCCTGCTCGGTTCTTTAAATAGAATATCTGGGCTGTCGTATCAGGCGGCCAGTGCTTCGTTGTGTTGGCTCTTGTTATGTCCCCATCCTTACTGCAGAAAATCTTTTCTTCGGGGTGACTATAGCCTTTGGCTCTCTCAAACAGCTTATTGGTGATAATTGCCACTCCTTTTGCTTGGCCGTTCTTTATGGCCTCCGCAAACTCCGCAAACTCCGCTTTCTTCTCATAAAATGAGGTTGGGCCCATCCCCAAAGCCCTGGCTAACTGGTCTTGACTCAATCCTTGAGCCGCTAATTTTTCCGCCTTCTCGCACAGTTCTGGGGTTATTTCTATCGCTGCCTTGCTACCCATTTACAATTGCCCCCTGCTCAACCAATTCAGCCTGTTTGCCGGTGAACTCTTCCCACCTTTTAACGATTACGTCACAATAGCCCGGGTCAATCTCCATCATGTAACACTTGCGTTCCAGCTTCTCGCAGGCAATGAGGGTGGATCCGGAACCTCCGAAGAGGTCAACCACTAAATCATTTATTGTGCCCCATTTACCAAAAAACCATTCTGCTAAGCGTATCGGCTTTTGGGTTGTATGAAGTCGCGCTTCTCCAATTTCTTTGTTTTGGAAGCCTCCCCATTTAATCCAAGCCATTTTATTACGCTCTGTTTTTGACCAGCACAACTCAAAATCCCCGTGAGCGCACAACGCTTGAGACTCTTGCTTTTTATTCCAAACGATAATCCCTCCGCGCCCCAACTTGTCGGGATAGTATTGAAAACCCCAAATAAATATCTCGGAGACATGAGGGAATAAATCTAAAACAAAAGAGGGGTCAAAATCTTGTCCGTCCCCAATAATCATAGGGGCTTTATTTCTTTTGGTAGAAAGTCCCTGATTTTGTGGTTTAACATTTGCGTATTTTTCTCCGCTATATCCAATCCCATAAGGAGGATCCGTGAAAACCATATCTGCCTTCTGCCCATCCATCAGAATCTCAACCGTTGCTTTGTCAGTCGAATCCCCACACAAAAGCCGATGCTCTCCCAATTGCCACAAATCCCCGGTCTTCGAAATGGTATCATCCTGGCGTTCAGGAATATCATCTTCCCCTTCCACCGGTCCCGTATCGGTATCCAAATTCAAAATATCGTCCAACTCACCGGGAAGAAACATATTGTCAAGTACATCAGGCATTTCTAAATCGATTTCTTTGAGGATTTCAGGATCCCAATCAGCCAGTTCTGCAGTGCGGTTATCATAAAGAGCCAACTTTTTCTTTTGTTCTTCACTCAATCCGGTACGCTGGACAGCAATCAATTCGTTTCCATCGGCTTTGATCACTCGCACGCCGGTTATCCCGCACCCTGTGACGGCCTCAACAGTTCCATTGCCGGCCAATATATTGCCGTCCTCATCAATAACAATGGACCGGGCCAGCCCGACCTCACCAATGGCCTTCTCGATCATCCCAATATTGCGGGGATTATGCTTCCTGGCATTCTGAGGATCGAACTTCAGGTCTGCGATTGTCTTGATTTCCATCACTTCTTTTTCCTTTTCTTTCTGCCCAATCCAGCCGCACCCAGTCCCCGGGCTATCGCCTCTTTGATGGGAACTCCGGCCTTTCGTTCACGGCTGATATTTATCGATGCGGCTTTGCGCCTGGTCTTCTTCGATGCGCCTTTACGGGGCTTGATGAGTGGCATTATTTCCTCGGCTTCCTAGGTTTCCTGCGAGTCCCATTTGACGTAGGTGGCCTTGTCCCATCACTTTTTCTACCTTTTGTGCCTTTTCTTGGTCTATGTGAAGTTGGATGTTCTGCCATTTTTTACCCTTTCCTTTTGCGTGATAATTTCTTGAGGGTTTCAGCAAATCGCGCTCTCTGCCCTATTTTGCCTTTCTTTTTGGCTGCTTTAGCCAAGGTCTTGGCTGGAATGGTCTTCCCTTTCTTGATGCCTAAAGACTTTCGCAACGCCCCCGGCTTTTTTATTGCTCCCTGAATAAAATCCTTCTTCGATGCTCCAGCCATTTAAAACTCCTTTCTAGGCCCATTCCTTGCTGACTTGGAACCTGTTTTCGTCTTGAATTTCTTGTGATGTTTCAGCATTTACCAAAACCCCAATGAGATAAAGAGGCGTGTCCGTAGTTGGAGAAAGCGCCGCTGTTTCGATTGAGGTCAAAAATCCAGGCCAAGTATTGCCCTCCGGAGGAATAATCCTTTGAATCAAAGCGTTCCCCGATGGGAATTTTTTGACAAAAATAGTGCAAATCCATCCCGTTATATCTTCACCATTCAAATCAAAGACAAAGGGAAAGCTCTCACCTTGTTTTATTGTGGGCTCGGCAGGCATTAACAACGCCTCCCACTACCAACTATTGAGCCCGGTCTTGGTGGATTCTTTTTAGTCCCGACATTTCCCCGGCCAATAATTTTCGGGTTAATCGAAACTTTGGGCTGAATACTGACCTGGCCCCAGTGCAAGGGCATTAATTGAATTCCTATTCCGTTCATGGTGATGGATCCTTTGTCGTAAGAATTGCCAATGGTCCCAGGAAACTCCCGGTAATATCTTTTTCCACCAAAGTGATTGCGGTTCCTCTTCGAACAGTCACAGTTTTGGCCGCTGTTTCGGTGACATCCCCCACAACAATATCGAAAATCTGTTCGGCACCACCAGATGGTGTAGGAACATCCATTCGAATATCATCCCATTCCTTGTTGGTTGTCTGGTCGACCCCAATCACCACAACCTCATCTGCGTTCATTTCTGTGGCGTTTAAATTAATCTGCACGTTGACTGAGCTACCCGGATTAACAACAGGCAATGCCGAGAGATTGACGAATGCGCCCCCATCCTTGCTTATTTTAAAATCGCCTGCGACAATCGTAGGACTTGCAAGAAAGGAGGCAGAATCACTTGTGTCTGCCAATGAAACAGAAAATTGAAACGCTACGCCTTTAACTGGGCTCGACATCTTTTTCTTCCTTCACCGGCTCCGGTGGCTGTGGATTGATTTTTTCCTGCAATACCAGGATCGACATTTCAATGAGCTTCGTTTGATGTCCTGTCAAGCTGGCTTGTATTTGGTTGTAAAGTAGAATTATGTTTTCTAAAGCCTGTTTTTCAGTCATAAATTCCTTTCCTATTCCATGCTAAAGTTGGGGAAAACATCATATTCAAAAAACTTATCAGCCCCTGCACCAGCAGCAAAGAGAAGATACATACTTGTTCCGCTTGGTTTAAAGGCGACTGAAATCGCAACAGTTCCTTCATTGGTATAATCAAATGAATTGCCCGTAAAAGTGACACCAGAAGCAAGACTGAATGGGGTGGTTAAACTATATTCATTGACCACATTGGCAATAGTCGCACTGATAAAGAATCTCTTGCCATCCGGGGAAAACCTCACAGATTCCGGGGCCGTATCCTGCGCCGCAACACTAAAGGAATTGCCCGTAAAAGTTACGGTTGAACTCAAATCATAGGCAACAGATACCGTATATTCATAAACCGAGTTGGTTTGCCGACCCACCATGAAGAACTTGGTCCCATCGGCTTTCCATTCAATTGAGGTTGGGTTATTATCTTCGGTACCTACATTGTGATTGCCTGCTATCAAGGCAACAGTGGAACCGAGATCAAATCCAATAGACAAAGAATATTGAAAAAAGGTGTCGTTAGCCTGTCCCGCCATAAACATCCTTGTCCCATCCGTATTAAACGAAATGGTCACAGGTGACGTTTCTTCGGTAGTAACACTGAAAGAATTTCCAGAAAAAGTGACGGTAGAACCTACATCGTAGGCAATGGAAAGGGTATATTCAAAAATGGTATCCGTCGCACGATCAAGAACAAATACCTTCTTCCCATCATCACTAAAAAACATTGACTGCGGATCAACAGCTTGCGCGTTTACGTCAAAGGAATTGCCTGTAAATACCACCGCATCGCGTGGGCTCGTAAAAAAACTTTCAATAAAAACATTAGTTCCATCGGCATAAAACGCAATCGCGCCATCGTCCGTTTCGATACTGGTCATGGTATTGCTGTCAATAAGACCCGATTCGGTAATAATATTAAGTGGAAAATTCGCGGCATTACTACTTTCATCTTTGACAATAAATCGGTGGGGGAAAAGAGTGGTTCCTAAAGCGATTGTGACTGTTGAAATCGTCAAAGTTCTTACAGCCGTAACGGGTCCTGTAGACGCATAAATCCCAAAATCCAGACCCAACGCTGCTGTTGTCGTATCTACTGCAAAGGCTTCCCTTTGTAATTCTATTTCCAGTTTCTTCCAGTCAGTGGTATTGGCTACTGTTCCCTTGTGAAGAAAAACCCCTGAACTTAATCCATTTTGTGAAACATATAAATCGCCAGGGTTTGCATTTACATTATTAAGAGGACTTCTATCTCCCACATGGATGTTAGTGGTCCCTGAATTTCCGGCAAGCGATCTTAACGCTGCTACTGGGGTAGTATCTGCAGCGTTAAGATCAAGCTCAATTGGTGATGAAGAAACTAGAGCAACCTTATTCCCCGTAAATGTCAAATCCGTAGCCGCAGTAATATCAATCTTGGTCGAGCCGGTCATGGAAAAATCACCTGTCAGGACCATTATTCCTAAATTGGCTCCGGTGGTATCGGTTTTAAGTTCAACAATATCGGTCCCACTATCAGATTGAAGTAAAAATCTTGCTGTCTTAGGGCCATCTGGTGGCCTAATGATGATTTCGTTAGAATTATCATTAGTAAATATTCCGGCTATACCGTTCGTTGAGCTTCGTTCAATAACATTTGTGTCATTGCCCTTAACAAGAAAATTATTTGTAAGGACTCCAAGGGCCTCCACTCCGGCAGCCTGGGAGAGTTCGAGAAATACTGTCGGGCCAACACTCATTAATTTAAAAATAGATAACGGAGAATTAACCCGAACATTTTTATTTATATTTGTTGTTGCCGTATTGAAAGCACTATCCGCATCACGCGCAGCAATATCCGTATAAGTTACGGCTATATCAGCGTGTGAATCGAGGTCTTTTAAATCTTTATGAATCACCATTGCCATGGCTTTATTCTCCCTTGTTGTTAGGCACCTTCCATGCTAAATGCCGGTGATACATCGTATTCGTGAATCAGTCGGCTTGGATTTGGCACAGAATAAACCAAGAACATTTTTGTACCATCTGGCTTGAATGCAATTGACGTTGCGATGTCGCCTTGTCCGCTTGAATCAAATGAGAATCCACTAAACGTAACACCGGATGCAAGGCTAAATGGAGTGGTTAAATTATATTGAAAAATTTCGTCGTTTATGGTGCCACTTATAAAGAATCGTTTACCGTCTGGTGAAAATCTGAGAGATTCAGGAGCCGGGGCTTGGGCCGCGACACTAAAAGAATTTCCCGAAAAAGAAGCGGTCAATACATCGTAGGGAGTAGATACGTCATATTCAAAAACAGTATTATTCTGGCGACCAACGAGAAAGAACTTTGTTCCGTCTGGTTTCCATTCAACTGAGGACGCCAAACCTTCTTCTGCATTAAAATTAAAAAAGTCTCCGGTATTTGTAAAAGTAGAACTTAAATCGTAAGGAACGGATAACGTATATTCAAATACTGCATTCATGGATTGTCCTGCCATAAATAGCTGCGTTCCATCTGAATTAAAAGAAATTGTGGTTGATTGCGCGTCTTGCGCCGTGACGTTCTGTTGAAAACCAGAAAAAACCACATTCCCGGAAGCCATGCTGAAAGGAAGGGTCAGGTTATATTGAAAAATATTATTGCTGGTGAAGTCGAGGATAAAAACTCTCTTGCCATCGTTACTAAAAATCATTGATTGCGGATTGGCTGATTCGCCAGCCACGTTGAAGGAATTACCCGTAAACGTTACGGCGTCCAGTGGGTTTTGATGGTCGCTCTCAATAAAAACGTTGGTTCCATCGGTGTAGAACATTTTCGCACCATCATCGGTGCTAATACTTGTCATTGTATTCCCATCAATCAATCCTGATTCTGTGAAAATAAGAATCATAAAATTAGCAGCGTTACTGGTTTCGTCTTTGATAGTGAATCTATGAGGTAATGTGGGCGCTCCGATTTGAATCGTTGAAGTAGAGATAGTGATAGTTCGAGTCGTTGTCGTATTAGTACAGGCGTAGATTTGTGCAAATCCCAAAGCCGCAGTAGTCGTATCTATTCCAAAATCTGCTTTGACAGGTTTTAATTCTAATTCCATCCAGTCCGTAGTGTTTGCGAACGGCCCTCTATGCCAAAAAAGTGCTGATTGAGCCCCCAATTCAGAAAAATACAAATCACCGGGATCACCAACAACATTTGAATTTGGATTTCTATTGCCGGCAAAAATACTTACGCCGGCAGGATTGGTGCCGTTATTTTCAAGTCTTAATATTTGATCGACATCACCCCCGGTAGCCCTGTCAATAATCGTTCCCGATGCTCCACTAGAACGCAATATAATGGTCTGAGCGCCATTAAATTGCATATCATTGTTTGAATTAATGAATAAAAATCCCGGGGTATCTATAGTTATTTGATCAGATGGACCAGAAGTGTCTGTTTGAATTAAAAATAACTGGGCGCCGGTGTTGCTCTGCATTATGATTTTTCCTAAATCAACACCTGATCCCGGACGCAAAGTAAGAATGTCATTGGATTCATTGAGAAATAATCCCGCTATCCCATCACCGGAAGCTCTCTGAATTACATTTGTTCCATCACCTTTAACAATAAAATTATCGGTAAAAACACTGGAAGCTAAAACGCCTGGGGTCTGGCCCATATCCAACCAGGTCGGGGCCACATCCATCAATTTGAATATGGTCAAAGGCGAATCAACGCGCACGTTCTTGTTGATATTTGTGGCGGCTGAACTGAAAGCCGTATCCAAATCACGGGCAGCGATAGTCGCAAACGTCCTGGCTACATCAGCGTGGGCATCATCATCCTTTAGATTTTTGTGAATCACCATTGACGACATGGTTTATTTACCTCTATGGAAATCTTTCGTGCGTGACGAAGTTCAAATTATTGTCGATCACTATGTCCAGGCTGTTATCCAGCACCAGTTCATCAGAAATCAAAGCAATTTTCTTTAGTGCTTGGGTTTTGAATGTGGTAACGACATTCCCACCGGCATTGGTTTGAAGGCTGAAATTAGCTGAACTTTTCATTTCGATGAAAATATCAACTTGCTCTTCACTGAAACCAAAGTCAGAAGCGAGATCCACGATTGCACCACTGAATAGCCCCGTTGTTTCTGAATCGCCGAATAAAACACCTGTCAACTCAAAGAACCCTGCACCCGCAACGCTTACTGTCCCCGCTACGTTATAGGCAGAATTAATCGCGTTCACATATCCTAAAACAGAAATGCTTTGCCCTACTGTCACCGTTGGGCCTACTGTAAAATTAAATCGCGCATTCCCGCCAGAATCAGAAACACTATTGATTGTGGTTTCAGCGAAAAATGAACTAGCCGCTAAATTAATTCTATTGATCAGTAAGCCGGTATTATCTGTTCCAAGATAAATACTATGCTCAATGAATTGTGTGGCTGATGTAGTTCCAGCCCGATAGACAATTTGCTGGATTATCTGAGCAAAGGTTATCGAGTAGAATTGGTCAATGACTGTACTTGTTTCTTCCGAAGTGGGAGTTGTAAAGAATTCCACGTTTTCAACGGCATTCAATACGGGAGTATGAGTAAACCCCGAGCCAGAATCAGAAAAGGGAATATGAGGGATTAAGGCAACGGCATGGGTGTCTGTTCCGTCTGAGTTTTCCGTTTTTAAAAAATGTGCAGCCCCTTCAAGAACAAGATTCCTGCCTAATCCTACACTCCCTGAATCCGCAAGAATACCGGCCCTGCCCCAAGCTCCATTTTTAAATTCTTGAAACTCTGCATCATCTTCTCCGGGGGTGTAGACAATTCGCCTAGCTCCTTCAATAGCACTATCACTTGGAGGACTATTCGTGGGGTCCGATGTTATATAAAGAGTCCCCCGATTATTCCTGCGCGTTACATCCACGCCCCCACCAGATCGACTTACATTCACGTCACCCATTTATGAAACCCTTTCCCAAGAGTTAATCATTTGGCAACTCCTTTGGCCTTTTCGTAAGTCCTGCCGGCAGTGTATCCAGTGAAACAAATCCAGAAAGCATTCCACAATTCTTCTGGTATGTGGTTGAGCCATGCTCCCATGCCATCAGCCAGTGCCTTTGCCGCTTCCGGCTGGAAGATAGAGAGAATGCCCACCGGTACCGAGAAGGCGAACAGGAAATACATCACATAGAGAAAGCTAGGCCGCGCCCGGGATGTCCACTTATCCCTGGATTGCGAGTCGGAAATCAACAGGCTCATTTGCTGCTTGACTGTTTCCAGCTTGCCGTCCTGTTCCATCTTCAATAGTTGGAGTTTTGCCTTGGCTCTTTCCTCATCACTCGTAAAAAGATTGTCAATCAAACTGAACAAGGGCTTTGCAATTCCACTCACAACATCAGAAACGCCAGGTATCATGATGAATCCTCCACTATTTCAAAGTGTGCAAGATCATAAAAGGTTTGATCGCTCAAATCGTTGTCGCCATCCCAATCACCACCCCAGCGAATCTTAACCCCATGTTTGTACGCCAGCCCTTTGACAATGCCAGCAAAATAAATCATGCGGTCCCGGTCTTTGCTCCAATCGTTTGCATCGGTGAGGGGATACGGGATTACATCAGCGGCAAGGGAGGGTTTGACGTTGTGCTTGCCCATGCGCACCTTGGATTTCTTTTCAAGGAACAAGGCAAGCTGTGCGGATAAATCCCGATACCCGCAGATAACGGAATGATCGAATATTTGAAGGGCTTCGGTGAGTATCCTTTGCAACCGGACATCACAGGAATCTAAATTGGATTGGGAGGTAGCAGAATATTTATTCACAGGCTATGACAATTTTCGGTACTCATTAATAAAAAGCACACAAACTGCTATAGCTTTGAAATATAGTCTACTTTATTTTGGAATGCAACAATAATTGTCAGTAACAATTTTAGGCGGGATGGTCAATAATGTTTCACGTGGAACAATTATTGTCAGTCGGTAGGGTGTCCTTTTTTGCTGTATATTCTCCTGTAATTATATATTCTCCATTTAAATTGGAACTTCTATCAAAAAAAGGAAATATTTTTCCTATCAACCTTCTAATAAAACTATCTTTAAATCCTCCGCATTCGCTAATAGAAATGTGATCTCCTATTTTAAAGTTTTCCATTATTTAATTTCCTCAAGTTTGTAGGACGAGAACCATTTCTCCCTATGAATAGGCTTCATGAACGGGGGATTGGTCAAGGTTGGCACCATTTCAGTGGTCATTTTCTCCTCAACGTCAACCCCCACCACCTTGGACGTCTTGTCTGCCAGTTCAATTGGCATTGTTTCGGGGGATTTAATATCTTCTGTCCATTTTGCAAGTTTAAGTAATTCTTTATCATTGGCAGATAATATTTTTGGATTTCCCCCAAAATCCGTTATCCACTCCTCCCCCTGGTAAACAGTGTCACCTATTCGTATTGGTGGAGGGTAGATGTAGATGATGCCAACCTTTAGACCTTCATAGGGTTGCGGGTCGATCTCAACATAAAGCCTGTTGTCGGTGATCGGCTCTTTAACAGCGTGAGTTTTCATTTATCCTCCTTCATAGCCTCATAAACAGCGTTATAGAATGCTTCGTAGCGGTCTTTGCCTAAGGCCGAATGGTCGTATAATGTACATTGCCATGTTTCTTGACCGTCCGGCTCAACATTTAATACCTCTATTTCTATTGACTGAAATCCTTCTTCCAAGCACTTATCCCACACCGCAAAGAAGCCATCCGGGGAGTAGATGAAATCACAGAGCAAGGGATGTCCTTTGTGGCCCATGACATATTCAAAATCTTTCATCCAGATATGCCATTTCTGTTCACACCTATTCCACCCCAACACACTCACAGCCAGCCATACAGCCATTTCTTGTTTGGTCATATCATTTAATCCTGTTCCCTTATTTCATATCTTAAATCTTCTACTTTTTCTTTCAGCTTGGCGTTTTCTTCTTTGAGTTTTTCACATTCATCAAACAGCTTGTTAGCATCATCAACTCCCTGCCAACAGTGGTCAAGAGACACTCGCTGTTTGGCGTTTTCTTCTTTTCTCTTATCACATAATTTTATCCACGCCATACCTGCCTCATCTGCTATTTTGAGTTTATCCTTCAAACTATCCACTTTTGCTATGAGGCGTTGCCATTCCTTTGCATTAACAAAGCTGAATCTCATTCCTTTATAAATATCAAACTCTTCATCGGTCAATGGTTCGCTCACGATCCCTCCTTTTGCTTAAAGTCAATGCAGCCGAAATTCTTAATTAACCTTTCCCTATCTTGATCATCGCTACCTAATAACATCAGAAGAAATATTGGGCAACCATCTAAGTTTTTACACTTCCCACAAGTCTTGATTAGCTTATAACCACGCCTTGCAAAAACCTCAAGTGCCGATTCTTCATCGAAAATAAAATTATCTTCATCAAGTTTCATCTTCTCTCCTAAATTAACTAATAACTATCATTTACTATCACCCTCAATGGGCTTTGTATCATTTAGAGGCGCGGGGCTGAGTGCTTCCTGCGGGGGTTCCTGTCGTATTGACCAATATTCCAACCGAGTGGGATCAGCCCCTACCGTTTGCCTCAACAGTTTTAACGGTGGTTCTTACACCGACCGGCTAAACGGCTTGCCTTATTCCTTATAATCTTTTTTGAAAATTCTTTCCACTTGGGCAATTGCTATGCCATTCTTAATCTGGTCCCCTGTGAATAGCAGAAGTTTTATCCCCATTTCTTGGCAAGCATTATATTTTTCATAATCTTTCCACATCGCAATAGGATTCCGGTTATGGCCCCCCCTGTTCCACCCTCCACCATTGATTTCGATTCCCCATCCGTCCCGGTAAAAATCCAGCATCCAATCCCGATCTGGATGGAATTTATGTTGCCTAGTAAATCCATTCAATCCAATTGCTTTGATTTGAAAAGCCATTTCTTCCTCCAATTTGCTAACAATTCGAGGAATCAAAGATTTATTCTTTTTAGGTCTTGCTATCCCTGGAAAAAGTTGACGGTATTTGGCCTCAGTCATTCTGAACATGGCTGCTCCTCAATCCATTGATAATCAAATAATATTTTCTTTACTGCCGGTTTTTCATCTTCCTTGAAAAAATTAATCATCAAATTGCCTATCTCTGGTCTGGTCTGTTCGGGCATATCAACTGCTAATGCCTCAGTCTTTCTAGTAACCAAATCTACAAATGCCCCCCTCCCTGCTATGGCCTGTTCCATCGGCGTTGGGTCTTTATTCCCATTTTTTCGAGATTTAACGGTATCAACTACCAGGTCCTGCCAGTTCCGGAAAAAGGTTTCGCCATGCTTCAAATACTCAGCATCAGTATTTGAGACATAATCTTGCATTTTCGCAAGGAACTGTTTGCGCTTGTCAGGATCTTCACCAACTGATTTGTGATAACAAACCCTGGCTTTTATCTTATTTCCAGCTTTTCGTGGGTAAAGGTTCCAATCCTCTTCAAAGTTTTCATAAATCGCATGTGTGTTAGGTTTTAAAGAAGAAGAAGATGAAGAAGAAGATGAAGAAGAAGATGAAGAGCTATTTTTTGCCAATGGCGAAACTATGGCACTGCCATTTGAGGGCTTCTTTTCATGGTTTTCCCATCTTTTAGCGGCTCCTCGCTTACCTGATTCGGATTTTCCCTCCTTAAAATCTGCCTGTTTTTGACGTTCTTTATCCAGGCGAGGATGCACCAATCGTTTAGAGTTACCCTCCATTTCCTTAAAGCATTCTAAGACCTGAGAAGGTGCTCCGTCTTCGTTCGAATACCCAGGCAGCAGTCTCATAATTCTTTCAGGATCGGAAGGGATTGAGCCCTGGAGCCAGCAATTAGAAAGGAGGGTAATATAGATTCCGCGCTCCTCAAAAGTCATTGAGATAACATTTTCATCGGAAAGAAAATCGCCAGGATAGAATTGAAAAGCAGGTGATTTATCTGTCATTTTCCTTTTTCTCCAAACATTTCGAACACGTGACATGCCGCCAGGTGTCGCTGATCGAGGTAGGATATTCAGCCCCACATTCGACCCGGGAAATCTGCATTTTCTTCGGTGGCTCGTCTAGTTTCTTGTGGATTTTTCTCATTGACAAAACCTATTATTTAAATTAAGTTAACTTTCTAAGCCGTCAAACCCCTTCAGCTGTGATTCGGCCCTAGAAACCAATTCTCTCCTTACGGGTTTGGCGGCTTTTTTTTATTCCTTTGTTGGTACATTCAAAGGCCAAAATTCTTACTCCCCCATGCTGTCCATCCTTCCCTAGGCTCTTCGGTAAACAACTCAACTTTAGAAGTCGACGGGAAAGCATTCTCTAATCGCAGACAAATGTTATCATCGCGCCCATAGGGAAAATCATCGCTATATATACTGTCGCGGGGTTCTCCTTCCACATCCCTAGTAGGGTCGGATAAGGGGGAAAGAAGTTTATACGGAAGCTCAAGGTCTTTAAGATTTCCTTTAATCCCCACTAATAAAAATTCTGCTCCTTGGTCGATTAAAAGACCTTCCTCATACTCTTCCGCATCCTGCCAATTATCCCAAACAACACAATCGTGGTATTCAAAGCCCCAACACCTAAAAAGAAAAAGGGCATCTGGAATTTTAGGCCCCGGCGACCAGAAAAATAAAATACAGGTTTCATTAGAAGGTAATTTGATACGCGAAAGCTCATCCGTCCTTAACTGGTCAGGCTCTTTTCCCCAGGGTGGATCAGCCAGTATAAGATCAAAATTGGTAGGGGGCATGGGAGGGATAGAAAGATTGTCCCGGCGTTCAGCTTCTTTTTTATAATTTTCGTCCTTCTTTATTTTAAGCTCAGCTTGAGGGATGCTTAATTCGCCGGACTTGATTTGCTCTACCATTTCAGGGTTGGATTCCGCTATTTTCTTAGCCGCTGCCACATAACTACGGCTTACACCAACAGCTTTTCCTGCTGCGGCTGTGGCTTCACCTGAAATCACTCCCTCCATTTTTGGAGTAAGTGATTTTTTCCCCGGTGCTGTTCCCCCATGCGCTCTTTGTCTCTCTTTAGCTTGCTTTTCATAGAAAGGACCAAGTTTCTGCGCAATAAAAGCGCGTTGAGACCGGTTTAAGTTCCTGCGCTTTATATTCACACTTACAGCATAATCAAGAGGGTCTGTTTTATCTTCCAACACTTTTATTAGAGGATTAATCCCTAACTCTTGACAGGCTTTGTATCGGTTGCGCCCATCCAGGATTTGATTTTTATAAACGGCAATAGGGATTTGCTGTCCATTGACCTCAATGTCGGTTTTTAAAGATTTAAAATCCTCATCATCCATCATGGGAAACAGGTTTGCTATTTCGTGGTAAGTTAATTTATTGGGAGACATAGAGGACCTCTTTTCTCTTATCGGGATTATCCAAAAATTTTATCCTTAAATCTGTTAAATCCTCATATAGCCCTCTGTTATTACCAGCAGGCACTGTGGCTGCATAAGCCATAACGGCCTCTTTAACTTGCTTGGATATTTCTTTATAGAATATTTCTCTTCTCATCCCCTCTCTTAACTCGCTTCCGCAAATCTGTTCTGCAACCATAAGATATCCTAAATCTATAGCACTCAATGTATCTCGAAAATTATCCCAATCTTTAGCAGCCATCCCAGCCCCCAGCAAATGAAGTTGGCGATAAGATAACTTAGTGAAAACCTCGTAATATCTTGGAGAGTTTTTACTCCCCTGCCGCCGGCAATATTCTATAAATATTTTTATAGTATCAGTTTCCGCACGTCGCACTTTCTTGCCGTGTTCACGCGCAACAAGACGGGCCTGATTAGAGTGTTCAGCATCCTCAAACTCGTTAGCGATTTTAATTCTAAATCTGATAGCTTGCGGAGTATTAATACCCATAGCGAGCATCGTAAACCCAGCATGGGTCATGGTTATCATTTCGATGGATTTGTCCGCAGCTTCTACAATAATAAAATTACGCTTAAAAAAATCACGCTTCTCAGGGCCGAGACCTTCAGGTATCATAATGCTTAAATTAAGGAATTCTTTAATAACATCCTTATGCGCTATCCCCATCCCTTCCGCTAATAGGAAACTGGTGGTAAGCACCCTGTTTTTCTCTACAAATACAAGTTTTTCTATTTCCTGAGTCATAAATAACTCCTCTACGGTGAGTAACTGGTTATCCAGTGGCGCGGCTATTCTCGCGTCGGTTACGGGCGTTCCCGCGCCCGTACCTACTTTTTTTTGCAAAGCAAAACTGTCCCCACTTTGTCCACAGAAATTGCCTATAAAATAGGCATTCTCAAAAAGCTAAAGTGTTATGTTTAAATGTTTTGATTGATTTAACAGGAAGGATGGTGCCGATGGGGAGAGTCGAAACACCCCAACACTTAAAGCCCCTCCATGGCATTAAATCAATCACTTACAGCCATTTTGAGAACGCTAAAAACTACTTTGTCCCCACTTTGTCCACGCCCTCAACTTCATTTGATTCCACGCGCTATCATTCTGGTAACGCTATCAGGTGAAAATAATTCCTTATATGAGGTACACCATTTCTTCGGCAATACAGGGAGCGCCATCCAGTGGGTAGGGCTAGCTCTTAATTTTTCACCCATAAAATGCTCCCATCTATCAGGAACATTTCTGCGCCTGGTCCAAACTACTTGGGCGACTGTATCTCCGATACAAACTAAAATGCAGACGCCATATATTTTCGGTGCTGTTTCAATCTTTAGCCACTCCATCCTCATATCTCCTAAAAATATTTATAGAAAAACAGCCCGGTTAAAACTGAAATGATGCAGAGAAACATCCAGTATTTGGTGAAATCATCCATCCTCATATCTCCTTTTTAGAAATCTTTTCAAAACAAGCAGCGCAAATAATGATTTTATCTTTAGAAAGATTTTCGTTATCTGAAAGCATTTTTATTAGCTGTCTATTTTGGTTTTCCAAGAATTCAAGTTGCAATTCAATTGGAGTTATGGTGCGACCTTCTGCAACTGATCTCTGCGCGGCAATCATGTGTAAATCTTTCATCCTCATACCTCCTTATTTGGTTTAAATCAACGGTTACAGCTATTTTGAGAACGCCTAAAACCTACTTTGTCCCCGCTTTGTCCACACCTTAATTTAATAGTTCTTTCATAAAGGATTTATAGCAATCATCACAAACCACGCTAGTTGGGGTTTCCATTACATTTCCCCCAAAATTCTCTTTAGCTTCTGCTTCTGCTTCTTCATCACTCCAGACATAATCAAATTCTTCCTTGCAGTCAGCACATATAAAAGAATTTCCCATCCTCATTCCTCCTTTTGTTCGTCATAATCTTTTTCACTAAAACCACATTCCGAACACTCCCAACCATCTTGGAAGCATAACCAGTATTCACATTCGCACTCCGGGCAAACTAATTGTATTCTCCTCTTAATGTTTATTAGTTCCCCCATCCTCATGCCTCCTTTTTCTCAAAATAAATACAGCCATCTTCAGAGCAAATACCATAATTAGTGGATTTTTCATTTAAGCAAACATTGTATTCCTCATTTTTTTTCCTTAACTGATTTTCTGAAAACTTACACTCCCGACAATTACCGACAACGTAGAGGCTTGAAGTTTTATGAAGATGCACTAAATATTCATGTATTCTGCTTGTTCCGCGTCCAATTGATTTTACCCAAACTTCAAGTCTCATCTTCCCCTCCCAACACAGGCGAAAGCCTCTATTAATGTTTTGTCGTATGGCTTGATATAACCAGCCGTTAATTTCGATCCCGGCGCATGGGCCAGCATGGTTCCTATCAGCGTTTCCTCATAACCATGATCAGCCATGATCGAAGCAATGAACCGGCGCAGATACTTGGAGCCATAACCAGGGAGGCCAGCCTTTTTGAATGCCCTGATAATTTCCTTTGATACCTTGTCGTTTTCGATATCAGGAAACAGCAAAGCATTCGGGTCCAGGTTGATTGGTAGTTTATTGAATTCTGCTTGAAGTTCTTTGCAGATAGGAAGGTGAATATCTCTTTTGGTTTTTCCACGCTGGCTATTGATCCATCCTTCCTTAACCTCGAATTTCCTGAGCCCGGTTACATCGGAGATATCCAAGGCGGTGTATGCCATTGCCCAATAGATAACAAGGTATCTGGTGGAAACTGAGAGAGCCGTTATTTGGATTTGTTCAAAGGTTAGGGGTGGAAGTTCACCTTTACGCTGGATATGCTCATAATCTGGGCGGGGAACAATAAAGTTTTTATCCACTGTCCGGATCAGCATTTGAAAAACTATTAGCTCTTTGTCAATGGTATTGTAAACGGCCTGTAATTTGCCTTCATCACTCAACCCATAACGGTACTCGATATAATTTGCAATCAGATCCAAGTCAACATCACGCGGACGGAACAGGCCAAAAAAAGGATAAATATGTTTATTCAAAATCTCCTGATTGCGCTGGATGATCGGAACTTTGATTTTGAGGTTCTTGATTCTTTGTCGGATAGACTGTGGATGGATACCGTCTTTCAGGTCTTTCAGGATTTCTCCTAACTGTGCGGCGGCTTTCTTCTTTTCAAACTCGGTGGCGTTTAATGGAAC